TAAATATTATTTTTTGATTTCTTTTTTCATTTGTGTCGTAAAAATCAAGTTTAAAAAAAGAATTAGAAAATGCATTTGTATTATAGTAAATTTGTATTGGGTCAAAAATAGGTAAATAACTTAAAACCCAATCATTAACAGATGTGTCAAAAAATCTAAATTTAAAATTCAAACTTGAGTTTGTTTTGTTAAAAGTCGGTTGTAAAAATGAAAATCTTGATATCTCATAGTTTTTTGGTAACCCTATGATTTCTTCCACAACTTCATTTTCAATAATTTCAACTCCTTGGTCTAACCCTAAATAAAAATTATCAGATTGAATTGGTAATACCAATTTATATTCATCAATATTATTTTGTAATATTTTATACTTATTCACAATCATCTACAATAGGGGTATTAATATAATTAATATTGTTATTAGCAATATTTGAACCTTCAGGTAAAATTTTAAATATAAAATTATTATGATAATAATGGATATTATTCGTATACGGTTTATCCACCCCTATTCCATTAGAATCTATAAATCCGTATGGATATAAATCTCTCCATCTATACTGTTGGTTAGTTACCGAAAAATAAGCGTAATTAGGAATGTCTTCAACATTTTCAAAAATAGATGCAGTCTCAATATAATCTGAAAATACTCTTAATGTAAAATTGTGGTGTGGTTTGTAATAATAACCTTTAGGGTTATTTGTTGTTAAAGTTGTCGCATTGTCATCTAAAAAAATATTTCGATTCAAAACAAATTTGTGATATATCTCTGAAATTTCTCTTTCTTTTTGTTCATAATCATTCCATTCACAAAATGAGCCGTCAATTGTATCACCAATGTTTAAATCACTATTATAATAAAAAGTGTAAGTTTGATTGTTTTCAGTTTTTTGATATTCTATAGTTGTAATTTGTGTATCTGAATTAGAATTATTTGGATTTCTTCTCCAATATGGTGATGGGTCAGGATAATCTATATTAAATTCCCATCCTTGTTTTAAAGAAGTGTTACCTTGATATACGGGTTCATTAAACCAACCGAATTTACCTTTATTGATAATTGTAAAATATAACTCAGTTAGTGGTCTATTTTGATTATCGACTAAACCATCAATGTTAATACTTGTTTGTGTTGTAAGATTATAAACATTAGTCCCATTTTTATTTGCAATTTTACTTGTATTATTTGAAGTAAAAGCAGCTTGAAAAAACTTTGAGTCATCCGAAAATATTTCTTTTTCAAATCCGGCATTAGTTAAAACCAAATTTGTTTTATCTTGTAATATAATATGTTTCCTTACATAATATTTAGAGGTTGTCTCATTTAAATTATTAGGGTCAATAACTCTTTTAAATTTACCAATTGTCCCTTCAGATAAAAACCCATTCAAATATCCGATATTTTGAATTGCAAAATAATATTTTTCAGAATTTACTGTCTCATTACCTAAAGAATAAACTTCAAATAAATTTATCTCCGTATTATTTGCAGGATTTGTATAAGATAACGACAATTGAACATTTTCTCCAACACTTAAACCGTGTTCAACAAAACACTCAAACATTATTAAATTTTCACCATTATAATTTGTAAAATAAGTTTTGAATGGAATTCCTTCACTAGCAACCCATTGAGCATAAAATCCATTAAAATTACTTAATGTTTTTGTGTAATCGTTACTGTGAGGATAACTAATATAAAAATTCCAATTGTAATTATCAGAATCTCTTTGGAATAATGTCAAATGAGGTAATGGTGGTGAAGTATATCCGGTAATTGAATGGTCATTTCTTGTCAAATCAAATTCTTTATATTGGGGATATCCTCCCCAATACCCGTCAAAGTTTGGTAAAAAACTTTGTTGTTGATAATAAGATTCGTTAACATAATATAAATTATTCTTAAACGGAGTATAATTTGTTTTACCCGTATATGAATTTAAAAATATTGTTGAGAATTTACCCGAAATATTAAAATTTGTAGATTTTTGTCTTTCAGTATCAAAAACTTCATTTAAAAATAAATTATAATTTCTATCATATTCAACAACTTCTTTAATTTTTGAATCTAAAGAAACGTCAACATATGAATCTATTTCGGGTGCCCCCTGATATCTTTCAGATGGTAATACAATCGATATTTTATTTTCGTTAATCAATTACAATTTCAGTGTCAACATATTTTATGAAGAATAAATCCATAGCACTTCTACCTTTTTTTAATCCAAAATAAAAATGATAAGGGGCTCCTACACTATAATTACTTTCAGTTATATTAACTAAACTCTCTTCTAAATTACCACTCTCATCAACATTATAAATAAAACCTTTCATGTATTTTGCTTTGTTTGTATTTGGCATAAAATATCTTGAGGTGTTATTTGTTCTATCCATATCTTGGATTTTTCTTGAGAAGAATGTTAAATTGTTTGTAATTGGTTCGGTATTCCAATCATTTTTCCAAGAACCAAAAATAATTTCATGATTTAATAGTGGATATGGAACATTAATGTTTAATGGTAATTCTATAAATTGAGCTCTAGTTACATAATCTAAATTCCACTGGTAAAACGGAACTTCTTGACTTGGTTGTGGATAATTAGTAATGTCATTTGGTTGAAATGGGACTTGAGCATTATTGTTCCATACAATTCTTTTTGGTGTTAACGCATCTCTTTTAAAATTATAACTTTCAAAAAATATACCTGTTACAAATTTAGCAGGTGTAAGTAATGCGGATGCACCAGTTAAAATCAATAGAGTAATTGTATTAAAATCAAATAAATTATATAATGGCATAATTCTAACAGATGATGACGAAGGATATCCACCAGGACTAAAAGGTCTAACTCCGAACTCTGAGTTTATTGAAATTAGCTGTGCCAAATCAGCATCAACTTTGTTGTTTTCTCTTGAGTTTCTTTCACCAAAAAAATTCTTCAAAGGGTCACCAACACCAAATAAAAAGAGTAACCCAGGATTAATTACCGCCAAAGTTAAACCTATACTCAAATTAACATTTTGTTCATAACTTGATTCTAATTGTCTAGATATTACAAAGAAATTTGTAATATCAGTAATATCTCGATAACTTGTCGGTGTAAGGTAATTCGCGATATAACCCGAATATCCAACCCCTTGAGTTAACTCTTGTGTATAACTTGTTAATGGTCCAAGATTTATAATAGTTGTAGGTGTTTTTAAATTCCTATAATTTCCTCTTACATAGTTATTTAATCCCGCAATCTCATTTTTTTGTCTTGTTCTAGCACCAATAAACCCGTAACCATATCTATAAGGACTACTTCTATAATAGAAATTTTTACTTGCCTCATGATACACTAAAATATCATTACAATACTTTCTATTTGGTCTATTTGCACTGTCGGAGAATGTGGTCAAATAAAAAGTCGGCATAAATAAATTACCAGTAATCCAATTGTTGTAGTAATCATACTCAATACCATCCATACAAAGGAATAGATTAGTAACAATTCGTCTATACCATTCATTAATCCTAACAAAGTCATAAGGAATTCCAATAATTGGAACAGTAACTAATCTATAACATCCATTTCCATTTTGGAAAAATGGGACATTAAATGGTCCTGTGGTGCAATCTGGGAAATCATCAATTATAACAACTCCGTCTTCTGTGATATTATAACATTTAAATGGAACAGCATTTTGACAATCACTAAAACTAGCAACTACTTGGTCATTAATACCTTGTAATGTTGACCCATCATCGAAAAACGCCTGTTCAAAATCAATTCCATCAACACTACTATCACTTGATGCTACCGTTTCACCTTCATCATTAATCACAAATGCTGTGAAATTTTTATTTTGAGTGAATAAGAGTGAGTTATTTCCATTCCTTTTTTCAGTAGTTGATGTTGGTAATCTATCTGAACGGAATACAATATTTGTGGAGTTATTAATAAGTGTTTTACCATCAGTTCCATAAGTTCCGGTTACTCCTGATGTTGTCGTATATGCCGGTGAATAGTATATTGCCCTACTTCTTCTCCAATTATTGTTATTATGTTGTCCAAAAACTTGCCACATTAATGAAGCCCCTTCAACAGAATCACCACAATAAGAACTTGTATATAACATATACCCTGAACCACCCCAAGTATTACCACCATTTTCTGTAATACCATTTACAATTACACCATCTTCAGGTTTTTCAGGAATTCCCCATTTTTGGTCACCTTCAATTTCTCTATGAGCAGTAAATATATTACACCCAAAACTTGTTCCTAACCCACAATCTAAACTACCACCAAACATTCTAACAGACATAATATTACTTGACGGGTAATTGACTTGTTGGCTAGTTAATTTAGTTTCATTAGCATACCCTGATAATACACTAAAATTGTTAGTAAGTGATGAATCCATACTTCCATAATATTTTGTCATTTCAGTTTGGAATGGTTGGAACTCACTACCTGGTTGAAAAAACCATGATGGGAAAAACAATTTTCCTCCATAAACATCTCCACTATTGTTATTTGCAATTAAATGGTGTCTTGTTGACCTTTGTTTATTTTCAATAGATGTTCCTCCAGGTTGAATTGGAACATTTAATCTGTAATCCCCTTCAACAAAAACAGTTCCGTTAGGTCGATTTAATAATCTACTAATATCATATTTTATGTTGTATTTAGGTGAATATGGGTCAACCCCTCTTACTAAAATAACAACTTTACTATTTGTTAAATCACTAAATAATCCAGAATTTAATGAAACATATCCTTTAGGTTTGACTTTGAATTTACTACCGTCATTACCTGATTGACTTTCCGCCATGTTAATCATAAATGGACTCCTGAATATTCTATGATAATATGTTCCATGGGATTCCAATGAAGTGGCAGTATTTGAACCCAAAGTAACCAAATCATTGTATGTAATTGCAGTAACTACCTGAAAATATTCTAAATCAAATTTGTATTTAGCGTATTTTATATAATCAACAGAATCCTTTAAAGGTAAATTATAAGTTTTAGTTTCAGTCAATGAACTACCAAGTGGTGCGTAAACAATATTGACAGATGTTGCAGATGTGCTGGTTCCTGTAATTTGATAACCCCCATCTTCATTTGGTATGGCAGCTATCTCCCCATTTAAATCTAAAGATAAAGATGGGTCTTGGAAAACAATCAAATTACCAGTTTTATAAATGTCATCACATCCATTAATTAAATAAATTAATGTATTATCAGTATGAAACTGTTCACCATTTAAAGTTGGTTCTACATAAGTTCTAATAAGATTTGAATTACTAAAATATTTTTGTTTAGTATTTGATACGTTTTGTCTTTCAGCAAATGTTAGATGATTCGAAAATATCCAATCCTTATCTTCATCAAAATTTAACCCTCCATCGCTGTATGGCTGAATATATGCTGAAGTAGGTATTCTTATACTAGCATTGGAACTTGAGGATGATAACCCTCCGACTACTACTTGGAAATCAATGTTTAAATTACCCCCTAAATCTATTACAGTATTTGTTTGTCCTCCATCATTTAAAGGAAAGTTACAACTATTACCTGCTTCGGAAAGTAAAGAAGCGGCTAATGGGTTACTATATTCTTGCGAACTTTCGTTTTCTTTACAACTACAAAATGTGCAATCACCTTCAGATTGTAGTAATAACGGTAAAGGTATTTGTTTAATCCTAACTTTGTCAAAAATTATACGGGATAATTGAGCAGGTGTTTTATTAAAAGGATTAGATAATGGACTTCCAGGTGCTAACCAATTAACAACGTTTACAAGTCCTTGTATAAAGTAATAAATAGGGGCATATATTGACCATATTAACCATTGTAATAAAAATTGGACAATATATACAACAAGTGATACCGCATGTAAAACGACCGCAATTGGGAATAACAACATTTTTGTAGTACTTAAAAGGTATCTAAATATTAAAAACATTATTGATGACCCCTTATGTCCATCATTTACCGGATATTTATTGTTTTCAGAACTACAATCACCATTTAAAATATTTTTTATACCAATATATTTGTCGTTATTACCATTTTTGTATTTATCCATTAACTGTGAAATGGTATATACTTTTTTAAATTCAAATAAAAAAAATCTATCTTCACAATTTATAGCCTCTTGTAACATTTGCTGGCCTTCAGTGGTATCAGGGTCTCCGTAATCATTCCAATCTAAACTAAATGCATATGATTGTTGGTATCTTTTATAATCATCGTTTTGGGAATATTGAGGAAAAAAAGCGGGGTTTTCATCATCTTCATACGAATTACCAGGCGCGCCCCACCCCCACTCTTTAACATTAGGAACTAAAAAATAACCTCTTCTAATTTCTTCAGAAAGTGATGGTGATTGATTCCATTTAATTTTAAAACGATATTTTGCCTTGGTTGGGACACCAATATTTGGGTCAGTAGAGATAACCTGTTCCCCAAATTCATTAGTGTAGACATAATCTAAGTTCATAGGTAGTTCAACTAACCATGCCCCGTTTTCATCGATGACTTGTCCATTATTTGGTAACTTATACTCTTCTAATTGTGGATATCCGTATGTTGGTGATAGTGGGTCAGTATCATAATTTATTGTATGTCTTATCGCTAATATTTGTCCAGGTCCCGCAACTAACTTACAAAAATCACCAACTTTTTTATTAACTTTACAAATATTACTAACACTAATTTCATCTTCAGTGCTCATGATTGAACCAATAAAAACTGAGGTTGGAGTTAAGTCAACATTTGCCTCCAATGTTAAATCAAAATCAGTTCTTGTAATAGATGGTTGACAAATTTCTTCATTACCCCATAATGGTAAAACTTCAACTTGTTTAGTAATATTAATAATTTGTGGTAATGAATTTAAATTTGATGAGGAGATAAATTTTGAACCGGATACTTGGGATTCGGTCGCCATTCCCATTCTGATTAAATCTTGAGGAGTTAATGAAAATTGCCCAATATCACTCAAATCAATATCCACAACAATAGTATATGACCCCACAGGCATACCAAAAATCATGTAATCTCCAGAATCATTTGTTTTTACAGTGTATTTGTAATACTTTTCATACACCTCAGAATAATCTTTTTGTAATAATATTTCTTCTCTTGTTGGGAATGTTCCTGTAGGGACATGTCCTGAATGTGATTGTTCTTTTGGTAATAGATTATATCTATATCCATTCACATCTAAATTATCAATTGAGGTAAACGGGTATAAATCAGTAATCTCAGGATTTCTTGAGTCATCATCTGAAAGTGGTATGAATAATGAAATTTTAGCATTTGGTATACCGAAACCATTGTTAGCAAAAATTCTACCACATATAACACCATAATCAGAACAAACTCTATTATAGATTTCCCTTTGGTAAATTTTAAGTGATAAAATTTCCAAAACTTCAAAATCTTGTTCTAAGTCAACTGGAACTGATTTATCAACACCTATTTGCGTCCTTACTCTATATGATGAATTCATACTATTTTTTTAATAAATAGTTTACCAAGAATTTTAAAAAAATAAATAAGTTATGAAAAACTTACTGTTTGGAAATTTTTAACCTGAACCGTAATATCTTTTGTTGGGAATCTAACTTGGTATATCTGACTTGGTTCAGCAAATATTGTTTCATCAACTAATGATATTTGTTTTGTGTTAGAATTTGAATAACTCATAGATGTTTGGTCTGATGAATATTCACCTCCAACTTTATTAAATACCAAAATTTCAGTTAAACTTATAACACCATTTAAACTTTGTATTTGTCTTTTAATTTCTGAAATATATATATTTTCACCCATTTCAATATTTATGGGACTCATATATGTTGATATTACATTAACTATTGAGGAGATTACATTACCTTGATTTTGTGTGGAATCTAAAACAACCGATACTTGGAACGCTAAATCAATCACTTGAGCCGATTCTACTGAAATATAATCATTTATCATTCGATAATTTGAAAGGTAATTAGCAATGTTACTTTGGACTGTGTTTGATATCTGATTTGTCAAAGCTCCGGTATTGTCATAAGAAAGCATTTTTATCTTAATTTTATTTTCTTCTTCAACAATTGCAACTTTTCCAGCCGCACCAAATTTAGTTGGCATAGTATTAATTAACGATTGATAATCATTAATCGTTACCGCTCTTTGTTGAGCGGCGAAATTAAATGAAACATAATTTCTAACTTCTTCAATACTTGGGGCGTCCGACCCACCAATAGCAGCAGTGACATTATTACACGATAACGAATTTAAAACATTAGTATTTATTATTTGACTAGGTCCATTCACAAAAAAAGTAACTGTCCCTATTTGATTTATAACATTAACCCCTACATTACTTCCTGAACCTCCGCCAATTCTATATTGGATGAATAAACTTGAATTAGATTTTAATGTTGACCCAAGTCCAAAATTATTTTGATATCTTGATAAATCAAGTGGGGTTCCATTTGTAGCAAAATCTCTTAACAAATCATCTGAAGATGTATTACCACCACCAAAAGTTAATTTACAGTATCCCTGTGGAGTATACTCAGAAACAAATCTTGTATTTGTTTTTATATATCTACCAACTTTAACTCCAGGTCTATCTGATACTTTTGTTGGGTCTTCTATAAATACTTTATCTTCAGCCAATGCAGGAACTTCATACCATTTATTATTAGGACTTAAAAAATCCTCATAGGATGGAATACCATTGTAGTTAGTTCCGTCTTTTAAAATTACACTTGTAATAGATAAAACATTTTGTTCAGGTAAAAAAACTTCTAAAAATGGTCTTGAATCTTGAGCGTTAATTGTTTTTCTAAAAACTTTGGTGGTCCCATTAACAACAGTTTCTCTTTTAACAATTGTGTAATTTATCAAATTATTGTTATTATCAAAGTTTGGAATTTTTTTTCTGTTTGGTTCTCCCGCAAAATTATATGGTGATGTGAAATCAACATCGTCAACAGTTTCAAAAACTTGCCCGCCACCAATAAATTGAGCTCCCCTTCTAAGTAATCCACAATATCTTAAATCTTCTTGGTCACCTAAAACAGGAACAGTAATACTAATTTCAACTAAAGCAACTGATGGTCTTACATTTGGAATTTTAAGTCCATATGTTCTTGCAATATTATAGATTGATGACCTTTGTTGAGCATATTGTAAGATTGTTTCTTGTATACTCCTGTCAATATTATAATGAAGATTGTCGGTAACCGCAGCGTTTAAATCCATTAATACCGAAAAAATGGATGCGTCATTAAAATTTTGAACTACTGTTGGGTAGTAAGTTTTGGTAAAGTTTATTAACTCGGTTCTTATTGCCTCAAAATCTCTGGTGGTATACGATATTTTTTTATTTGCCATTTTTTTATATATTAATTATAATGAAATCACTACTTGCAAAAGTATTATTTTTTATTTGGTAATCAATTCTAACTTTTGCTGTATAATCCCTAACTCCTTGTCCAGGTATATTATACGTATTATTTATAACCGCACCATTACTTAAAACCACTTTATCAAATTCCTCATCAGTTGCCGCATATACTTTAACAGAACTGATTAATAAATTTGGCATATATGTTTCACAAGCAACCCTAATATCTGATTCTATATCCCCAAAAGATAAACCATCTAATGGATTAAAAATATATTCATAAATTCTTGTTCCAAAATCAGGTAGGAAATATCTTGAACCTTTTCTAGTTAAAATTAAATGAATTAAATTACTTCTAATTTCTTCATCGGAAGTATCAGATAAGTCTAAATAAAACCCAAATTGAGAATCTCTAAAAGGGAAATTTATTCCGTATGTTGCAGGACTTGGCATATTAAATAAATATAATGTTGTAAAATTTTAAATAAAATAAAAAAATCCCAATATACATTGGGTTAAATCAAAACGATAATTTTACCATTAATAGTTTTTGGGGTATTATTTTCGTATTCAAATTCTACAAATTTTTGTTTTAATAAATATTCTGTTATAAAATCGTTAATTGGATAATAATTCAAACAATCTACAA